GACGCCCAATTACGACAGTGTTTGGACGAAGAGTTTGACCAAAGAATTTGGTAGCTGCGGTGTAAACCACAGACTCTTCATCGAAGTCTTCAGCAACTGCTTCAAGGTTTGCGTACTCACGAGCACGTTCTTTGAAGTTAGTGAAGGAAGCGATAAACAGCGGCACATTGAAGTTTGTCTGTGCGACGGCAGCTGTTTCTCGGGTGATGTTGATTTCAATGATGTCGGTAATCCGAGCCATCTGTTTATCTCCTAGAAATGTTTATGGTTACAGGATCAGAAACGTTCTGCGACCCTGAACCAGAGTCGTCGAAGTTTTCAATAAGAGTGACTGCTTCGATCCATTGTTGCTCTTCGATGATCTGGATGCAGTATCCAAACACAACGTCCAGCTGGTAATACATGTACATATCTGTGTCACGTGGTAGACGAACTCTCTCGACCCCACTAACACTGTACAGCGACAGGTTGTTCGCTCTTTGCAGCTCTAGCCCTCTTTGAGTTCTAAGGCTGGCTTCCATAGCATGAACCATTTCAGCAAGCGAAGTATTGTTCTCATACTTCCCAACAAACTCGAACCTGACTTTCGCCTTGTAGTCCTGGGTTGTTGTGGTAGTACCTTCTCCGGTGTCAGTATCGACAGTTACCTTTCCAGAGTTCTGGCCAGCGCCTACAGAGTCCAATCTCTTCACGTCAATGAGTAGATAAGGAGTCTTTGGCTCAGGACCATTTTGAAAGGAGAAGATCGTTCTCCAATCTGGAAACTGTTTCGACACAAGATCGAACAGACTGTCTTCAAGGTCTTTGTACACGTCTAGGATCATGTTAGCTCCACCCTCGCACAGATTGCTTTGAAGTGGTTGAGTGTGCCCATGTCATAGTCGACAACCTTCATCACTTCATATAGCTCGCCTTTCCACTCAAACTGATCAGCTGCATAACCTTCATCGCCTTCTTTGCGTTGGCGTAGTGGTTCACTGCTATAGACTTTGAGGGTGGCTCTTGAGCGATCTGCTTCAGGAAGAACGAAAGTGTCTGTGGAACGAAGGATGGGTTGAACGTTTGCTCTTAGTAGCACCTTGCGTGAACTACCTTCAACAACACGACCGCCCTCATACCGTTCTGCTTCTTTTCTAATCACAGTGAGCATTGTGCTGCCCACCAGAAGTAGCGGAGGATTCAGCATTATCTTTTCTCCACTTTGAATTTAACGGATGCTTTCATCTTGCCAGTGTGAACAAGTGGGTTGTTAAAACCTTTGATATCAGCCCATCGTTTGCTGTTTGGTGGAGAAGACCAATCTTCAATGGTCACTCTAATCACATCAACAACTCGATCACCGAGGTCATTTATAAGACGCTGTGTTAAGCGTCCCTGGCCGAGCAGATCAACAAACACTTTAGTCATGCCAGAGGCAAAATCTTGTAGTTCATTGAAAGAGGACTCCATGAATGGGCGAGAAGGGATTTCCCTGCCAGCACCACGTTCCTGAATCCATGCGACTTCTGCAACTTGCAGGTTGTCGTTCTCGGGACCATACTTGTCTTCTTCGAAGAATCCAGCCTCTACTGTGATGCCATCAAACAAGGCAACACGTTTTGAAAGGGCTTGCAACGAACGTTTGTCATATTGTCTTGAGCTTGCCACGTTCTACTCCTTAGAACAGCGTGCGTGGAAAGTCGTAGGTTGGATTGCACTGATCGTAGAGTTTACGGTTCTCAGTGAACCCGATGAAGATTTCCCGTACAGCGTTGTCTTGATTCAGGTCGTTTGCGTACATGTCCGTCTTCGAGATACCGCCTGCGTATGGAACAGCAACAGAGATTGCAATATCAGGATTCACCAGCACCAGCTTGAGAGCGTTCATGTAGTTCTTGAACCACTCGCTGCCGTATACTTCGATGTCACCTGTGCGCTCCCTGGAGTATCTGCTCACTTTGAACAGGATGGCTCTAGCAGCGTCCATTGCAGCACGTCTCTCACTGCCCTCGTATTTCGTTAAGAAATACTCATAGTCAGCATCTTTGAGGATTTCCATGTCGTCCCATATATCGCCAACAGCGAGTCTTACTCGGTCGACCATATTTGTTGCTGGGCTATTTTGATATGGCATTGTGTACCCTCCAGATACAAAAAGAGGGAGCCTCGGAAAGGCCCCCTCTCAATGAGCCAACTACCCGATCATTACATGTTTGCGTAAACGATCAGTTGAGGACGACGAATGACGTTCAAGAAGTTGGTTTCAGTTTCGATGGTGATTTTCTCACCCTTCGGATCTGCGTACTCGAAAGCGTAAGCTTCCTGGCCAACAGTACCAACAAGGTCGAACTTATCGGCTGGGCCGAAGTAAGTCATGAACTCGTCGTTAGTGCTGCGTGGAAGGAATACAGCTTTACCAGCTGGGATGTAGCGAGTTACTGGCTCACCGATCTTACCAGCGAATCCGCCACGGTACTCGATGAACAGAACACCACCGAAGTAGAATTCACGGTAACGAGCATCCAGGCCTTGAGCGGTCAGACGATCACGCAGTACCTGAGCACCTTGAGAGGCGTAGTACTTGAAGTTCTCTTTCATGCTTGCGTGGCCGATAAGGGCAGCGAAGAACTCAGGAGAGCAAAGAGCGTAGATGTCGCCAGCAGCGCTTCCTTGGAAAGCGTTGTCTTGGATGTGAGCAATTACTTCTTCGATCTTAGGGATCAGGTCAGTAGTTGCTTGGTCAAGATCGAACTCGACAGTCTTACGGGTAACACCGAACTCACCGAACCAGTCGTAAGCTACAGTTCCGTTAGGAGCGTAGGCTGTACCAGTCATGAGGGTGTGCATACGAGCGCCTTCCAGAGTCGCTGCGTGCGAGGCACGGATACGCTCTAGCTTACGAGCACGTACTTGGTCCAGACGCTCAGGGGCGTCGCTACCGTAGGCACGCTTACCGATGATATCACGTGGAGTGATGTAGTCATCAGCTGGGAAGTGAGGCACTGCGAAGCTGTGCATGGTGCGACCATCGTCGCTGTTCAGCATAGCACGTTGTCCGCGAGTACGGTCTTCCAGCAAGCCATAAGACTTACGCAGAACTTCCAGGGTCACGGTTTCAGTGGTGATACCTTCAGTTGAGAAGATACCTAGTTGTTGGGTCAGACCCCAAACGTTGGGAACCAGAAGAAGGTTCTCTGTCAGGTCCGAGAATTCGAAACCATTGACATAACTGCGAATAACAGCCATTTAAATACTCCTTAGAATTGCTTGTCAGCGTGGATATCTTTTGCAGCAAGAACGCCGTACACGGTTTCACGTGCAGCATCAGTCATATCAGCAGCAAAGACGAGAGATTCACGACCAACTTTGGCTGGTCCGCGAGCCAGAACCAGTACCTGAGTGAACTGGTCACTAGAGGCTTTGGTCAGGTCATCCATCAGGATGAAGGTTGCGTCGGCTGCGTTAGCAAGTCCGACTAGAGCACCAGTGCTGTCAAGAACAGAGCCAGTCACAGTAGCGGTAGGCGCAACGTCTGCACGAGGCAGGACTTCGCGGCATACACCACTCGATGGTTCGTATTCGTGCTTCAGCCATGAGCTAAGGCGCTGTGTATCAGTAGCGATAAGAGGCATAGTTATCTCCGATTACTTTTGGTATTTGGCTTTCAGGATTGCAGCAACTGCGTCCTGTTCTTGTGGATCAGGTTCGCCACTACCGGCTACGCCTGTTTCTTTAAACAACTCTGATTCATCAACAACAGCAGCGGAAGCGGCCATTTTCTTGACTACAGCGTCAAAAGCTTCTTGAGGCAGGGCTTCAAGTGCTTTGTACAGTTCTTCAACTTCATCTTCAGCTACCTTGGCATCAACAAGAGCTTGCTTACGAGCTTTGGCAACAGCCTCTACTTGTGCAGCTTTGAAGGTTTCAACTTCGGTTTGAAGAGCTTTGATGACATCTTCTTGCTCAGTGATTTGAGCCTTCAGAACGTCTTCTGCATCTTTAACGGCTTTTTCAAGCAGCTCAACGTGCAGCGCTTTTTCGATAGTATCCATAGTGTCCTCTTGAGGATGTGAGGGGATTTTCAGGTCGCCCTCTGGCATAGCCGAGGACATTGCTTTCTCAAGAACTTCCTGCGTTTGCAGTAGTTCAAGAGTTTCTTCTGGAGAGAGTTGTGCTACAGCTGCTTGCACATCGATAGCTTTGTAAACACTCTTCAGGATTCGGATGCCAGCTACTTTCTCGTTGATGTAGTCAGTGAACTCTTGAGGTTCGTTACTGATATCACCTTCGAAACCAAGTGCTCTGGCTAGGACTTCAGCATCTTCCCAGTACATGTTGAAGAACATGCGTAGGAACTCTTGGAATGACATGCTGACTTGAACTTGTGTAGCCTTCTCGATAATGTCGTCAGAGACGTCATCCAAGGCTTTGTACACGAGAGTGGTTACGCCATTAGCTGGGCCACCCTGGTGCTTGCCTACGAGCGCTACGTGAGCACCTGAGTGCTCAAACTTAATGTCGGTGAGACGACGAATAGCATCAGTCATCTGTTAGGCTCTCCACCATTGCTTTAGCGCCAATAGAGACGCCGTTGATATCTCCTGTCTTCACACCTTTCCAGAGCTTTTCGCCTGTGTCAGTAGTGGGGAAATACCACCATTGAAGCCAAGTGCCTTTGGTAATTACACGGCCAGTGTCGAGAGTGAAGTCTGAAGGAGCGATGAACGATTGGATAATCTTGGCTTCTTCAGTTTCGATCTTGTGGAAGATGTTTGCCTTGTTGCAGTACATGTTGAAGTTGTTGCAGGCTTTCTCTACTTCAGAAGCAGAGTATGTATCACCGTGCAAGTCAACTACATCAGGCTCCAGCACAACAAAGAGAGCCATACGCTCTTCTTCATCAAGAGCTTTGGTCACTTCGACTTCCGGCTCTTTATCAGCTTGGCTTCCACCAAAATGCTTCTCGATCATGGCAGCTAGTTCATCTACGAATTTCATTAGCTGTTCCCCTTGTTGCTAACTGACTTGTCTCCGCCGCCTGGATTCTTAGCTGTGCCTTCTCCAGCAGTCTTCATTCCTTCTCCAGCTTTAGAACCAGTGTTTGGAATTGCTTCTTTGTCGATAGGCTCGTTAGCATCCTTCTCGTCAACTCCAAGAGCTTTACGCACTCGGTTAGCGATAGGACGGTCAAACTCAACACCACCAACAGAGAAGATACGCTGTACAGCAGAAGAGAACTCGTCAAGGTCAATACGATCTAGCTCACCGTACTTCAGCTTAGGAAGTGGTTCCCCAGGCTGTGCACCGTTAAGCAGGAAGAGTTGCTTGACTAGGTCGTTGTTCAGCACGTCCTGAATCTCTTTCAGACGAGACTCAATAGCGAGAGACATAATGTTTGTCTTTGCACCAGCAAGGCTGTATGATCCAACTTGGTCCTGACCCATCTTCAACATATCTGCGAAGAGCGTCATAAGGATCTTGTTGTCCCAACGGCGAATGATGGCGTCCGTGTCATACATCTTGCTGCCTTGTGTAGAGGTCAGCTCAAACTTGAACAGTGGTTGACGTGATTCTGGATCGAATGCCTGAGGCAGGATCATACCGCTCTGTTCGTTGTTCTGGATGTTACGGATAATGCGCTTGTAGTATTCGTAGATCGCTTTCTCAGACTCGCTTGCGTCTTCAGACATATAACGAGGTGGGATGTACAGGGTAGGCATACCGTTCATATCACGAGTGACACCGATAGCTTCCTGTTCTTCGATCAGGGTACGATACTTCCATGCAAAGTAGCAGTTGCGGAGTGGAGAGTTGCCTTCAGGGTTATCTCTTTTAGGGTCGACACGGAATAGAAGAAACTTCTTGCGAGGGATCTCAATGTCAGTGCTGCCCAGTGCACCGCTTAGGTTGAGGTAGCGAGTGCCGTTCTCAACGATTGTTAGGTCTTGCTTGACACCTACAAGGTCACGCCCATCAGCTGAGTACAACCACTCTTTGACAGTGTCTTGGGAACGGATTGGAAGCTTTCTGAAACCAATCTTTCCGTCATTGTATTTTGAGCCAGTGGAGTACAGTCGACGGCGATAAACTTTCTCGTGGATGGAGAAGCCGTATGTAAACTCCGAAGTGACTTCTTTGATGAACTCACGCCATGTGTGTTCCATGTCATCAATTGCTTCTTGCAGGAACTTCACTTTAGCCTGCATAGCTGCATCTGGATTGGAACCACCGTCAATCTCCCAATCAACTTGGCTAACCATCATTTCAAACAATGAGAGAGCTGAGCTAACTGTTGCATCCTGAGCCATCAGACGGAATGTCTTGCAGGCTTCAGGGAAGCGGAGTTCTTTGCGTGATTCTTCGTAGATGCGGCCCTGGTATTGTCTAAGGCCTAGTGTACCAATCTCACCAAGTCTCATACGAGGGATAGGAGCAGCTTCGGCTTTTTCAATAGGGACTTGATCGCTCAAAGTAGTCCTCCTTATCTATAAATGGCGAATTGGTTTTGCTGTCGCATATCTGGAGGCAGGAAGTCGGGAATGTGGATGTTCTGTGCTAGATGCGTGAATGCATCCGCCGTGGCGTCCACTTGGTCATCCTTAACGTTTCTGCTACCATCGAAGCGTTCCAGCTCGTTGTAGTAAAGCTCGTTCCATTCGCCACGAACCACTCTGATACCACCAGCCTCTGCCAGGGCAGCGAATGGGGCGAAGCGGGTGACCTTGGATTTGTTTGTTGTCTTCATCCGTGCTGTGAAGCCGTGTTCGGCTAGCTCTCTGATCAACTGTGCGGCATAAGCCTTACCAGCGGCACCAGGGTCACAAGGAATGAGGATCATTGTTTCATCGCCGTCTCTACGTGCTGTAGAGAGGATCATATCGAATACACCACCATGACGCTGACGGTCACGTACAACATCCTCAACGTAGTACAGGGAGTTTTTGTCTTTCGACATTTTGACTCCAACTGTCCAGTCGGGGTTGGGGTTGGTATCCGAGGGAAGGGTTCCGCTGATATCCCATGCTCTAACGCTCTGTATGGTCTTCAGAGGGACGAGAGGAACTTCCTCTACCCACTCACGCTTGAAGTAGCCCGAAGACTCTTCACGAGCAAACCAAGAGCCATGTAGAAGGCGATCCCTTTCCACACGACCAAGGCCTTCAAGCCAAGAGACGTATTCAGGGTTGTTCTTCATCAGGATTGGGTTGTCGTAGACGTTGGCTGAGATAAACCGGAACGACAGGGGATTGAACTTTTGGCCGTACTTCTCACGTAGTGCTTCGACAGACTCTCCGAAGATCATCTTGCCATCTACGGCGATGAAGTAGCGTTTAACGCCAGAGCGCTCAGGAATTGGGATACCTGTTTCAGGATCAAGATACCACTCGATCCATTCGCGTAGGAAACTGTTGTAGTCAGGGTTGCACGTGATCTTCATGTGCGGCATGACTTCAGGACACTTCGGGTTACGCATACGAGACATGAGGTACACGACCATCGCTTCTTCGTACTGCTGTCCTTCGTCCACTAGGAACTCATTTACTTCAGCACCCTGGAAGTTGTCCTTTGCAGACAAAGTCTCGAAGTGGCGAAGATAGATGCGAGCACCAGAGGTGAACTGGAAGTAACCGTCTTTGTCTTTCCACCTTACTTTAGGGTCAATCTTCTGGTACAAGTCCATCGCGTTATCGAGGATACCACCAGAGCCTTTCAGCTGGGGCGTTGTACGGCGAGTGATTAGACCACGGAATTTCGGGAGGTGAACATACTTGAGAAAGTCCATTACGCCGAGGTATGATTTACCTGCACCGGCTGCTCCACCAAACACTGTAACGTGGGCATCGCTTGTAACGAACTCGTATTGCTTGTCAGATTTAGGACCCAATACCATAGGGTCCAAGTCATATTGGCTCTCGGACATACATGTTCCTTGGAAGTGAACGTCCTTAGGGAGAGTTAATAGTTAAGGACTTCTTGGAGGGTAACCACAGTCTTCTGTGATAGAAGCCGGTAGTAGATGGGAAGGAGAAGGCCGTCAGCCTTGACAAACTTCTTGTCGTCAAGGTTCTGAGGTTGGGATGTTCTCTGCACCACAGCTGTGATATCGTCTGTGGACTTGCTTACGACGAAATAGTGATGCATGATACTTCCTATCGTGTTTGGCGGAAAGCAGAGGAGTCGAACCCCACCCCGTTAGAGGACCTAGTTTTCAAGACTAGTCGCAGGCCAACCCCGCTGCATTACTTTCCATATTTGGTCTCGGTGGTAGGATTCGAACCTACAGCCTTCAGCTTCCAAAGCCGACCGTCTACCTGATTGACAATACACCAAGATGTTTGGCTCCAGAGGCTGGAATCGAACCAACGACCAAGCGGGTAACAACCGCACGCTCTACCAACTGAGCTACTCTGGAATTGAAAGTAGGAAGTCAAAGAATCTGTCTTTAACTACCTTCGGAACCCATTCGCCAGTTTCAACACTGACGGAGAACTCCGCAAGAAGAGCACGTTCGGTGGCTTTCCTGTTGAGGACCAGCTCGTAATGCTCTACTTTAAATGCCCTGTGTGGATCGTATGTTTGAAAACTGGAAAGTCGTTTTGTTAAGTCAACAGTCATTCCAATCTTCAAGTGATCTTTAAAGGATGGATTAGATACGACATATACTAGCCCAGCTTTAACATCATGAACACCCGCTCCTAGATAGAGATTGTGTTTGATCAATGTACGTCCTGCAAGCTTCCTAGCAAACCTATAATTCGTGGAATCAAGTTTACCGTTAGCTACTGAGAATAAATCTCCGTATGTTAGGATGTATGCTTTAAGCTGTGCTTCCGAGATATCATAAGGACTGCCCGAAATGATTCCCTGTGTATGCAGGGCATCCAGTACAATCAACTCACGGTTCGAAAACTCTTCCAGCATACGCCCTCCTTGAAATCGTCGCCCGTGTATTAACGTGGTACGGGACCTAGCGACCACTTCTCATTCCTTGCCATGCCAAGTATATGAGCAACCCACTGCGTTGTACACTTCCAATCACTGTATAGTGCGAACCCAAGCTGGAAGCCCCTGTGGGAATCAAACCCACATGTCACCGCTTTGCAGGCGGGAACCTTTAATCATTCGGTCAAAGGGCCATATATGGTAGCAACAAGTGGAATCGAACCACTAAGCATCGCCTTATGAGGGCGGTGACATCACCAGACAGTCTTAGCCTTGTTGCTATGTACGTTAACTCTCACCAAAGCCTACGTTCGTGCTGACTTCCCGGTGACAGGGTGTTTAGAGGTACGCCCCTTGTTAGGGTGACGCCGCACTTCAGCACCTTTAGTGCGTTCCAGTGGAGCATGTTCCTTTGAAGCGTCGTATGGTTTAGCAGCCATCTTTGTTTCCTCCTTTGTGTTTGAATCTGGTGGACCGTCAGGGAGTCAAACCCTGGCTTCCTGCGTGCAAGGCAGGCGAACTATCGTAATTCTTACAGCCCAAATATACAGGCTGACACTCGTATGGAGCCTAACCCATACTCACTAGGTCGCTAACGATTCTAGCAAGTGCCTTTTGTTTGGTAGTCACGGTAGGGATCGAACCTACGACATCTCGATTATCGGTCGAGTGCTCTACCTACTGAGCTACATGACTATGAATTGGTGCACCCTCTTGGTATCGAGCCAAGTCCTCTGGTCTTTCAGGCCAGTGCTTCTACCTAGTTAGCTTAGGATGCAGTATTGCCAAGCGAAGGAATCGAACCTTCAATGCCACCTCGTCGATGGTCGTGATACCATTTCACTAGCCAGGCAATCTTGGTGCTCCGTGAAAGAATCGAACTTCCGTAACCCACTTGTAAGGAGGGCGTTCTCCCATTGAACTAACAGAGCATCTAATTGGTGCGGGTGAAGGGAATCGAACCCTTATCTCCTGGGTGGAAGCCAGGGGCAAAGCCACTCTACTACACACGCATAATTGGTCACCTAGCGGAGAATCGAACTCCGATTACTGGAGTGAAAGTCCAGCTTATTAACCGTTATAAGACTAGGTGATTCGTTTACAACGAAATCTCGAATGACTTATTTATTTTACGTGGCGATCATTCATCGACCACATCATTCTGGTAGGACGCATGGGAATCGAACCCACTTGATACAGGTTAAAAGCCTGTTGCCTAGCGCCGGTCGGCCAACGTCCTATGTTTGCTTTGATGTGTAGGTTGGCCCAGCTCCTACTTCTCCACCGACTCCGCAGTGGTATCCTATGGCCTCATAGAAGAACATCAAATTTGGTGCCCCAATACAGAATCGAACTGCACTCCGCTGCTTACAAAACAGCTGCATCTCCACAATGCTTTAAGGGCATAAATTGGTTGGAGTCAGAGATTCGAACTCTCCTTCCGGGGTCACAACCCAGCGTGCTATCCGCTAACACTAAACTCCACACAAATTGGCGACCATAAAGGGATTCGAACCCTCAACGAACTGATAGACAGTCAGTCTTCCCTCCCAGGGGAACCTACGGCCATAAAATTGGTAGACCACGTAGGAGTCGAACCTACATCACGTTGATTCGTATTCAACGGCTCTTTCCAGTTAAGCTAGTGATCTATGTGTAACCATCTTACATGAAACTTTCTATTTGTCAAGCTTTATTTGCTTGGCGCTGGTACTAGGACTCGAACCTAGCCTGTAGGGCTTAGAAGACCCTTGTGCTTCCAATACACTATACCAGCAAGTGTGGTAGCCCGTGGTGGAGTTGAACCACCGTCTCTCGGGTCAAAGCCGAGTGTCATAGCCGTTAGACCAACAGGCAACTAAGTTTGGCGGGCCAGCTAGGATTCGAACCTAGATCAGCCGGATTTGGAATCCGGTATGTTGCCGGTTACACCACCGACCCTTAATTCATGCTGGTTGACTTATAAGCCCGCAGCCAGCCTGCGGGGTCCAAGGTAGCGATGCTTGGATGGTTGCCTTTCGGCCAACATGGCAGCGGATGTGCGATTCGAACGCACGGAGCTGTTACACCCGACACTTTAGCAAAGTGCTAGTTTAAGCCTCTCACTCAATCCGCTATAATCTATACTCATGCCATTTTGTAAACCAGCGGCACGAGAGAACTCTGGTACGTGGGGAGCAACCCATGTTTGGTGGTCAATGGACGGAATCGAACCTCGCAGTCGAAGACACCGGGTTTACAGCCCAGCCTTGGTCCCAGCCAAGATAAATCACTGACCATGTTTGGTCGGTAGGGAGAGACTTGAACTCTCAATCCTTGCGGCGTCAGTTTCTAAGACTGATGTGTATACCATTCCACCACCTACCGAATGTTACTTTGTAACTAAAACGTTATCTCTGTAAATACTATACATGAAATTTCCAATTTGTCAACAGGTATTTCACATATTTTTCAAATTCTTGGCCACTTGTTTAATCTCCGGTGACCACGGAGCGAAAGATACTGCACATCCTTGTGCATGTCAACAGGTATTTTACGGTCCATATCCTGTAGTTGTCTTGCGACCAACACGGTCACGTAGAGGGATCGCTGTCTGATGGAGTGTACCATCAGCTTTGTTGATACCCAATACGTCCGAATCGCTCATGCCGCCACCAGCTCTCCACTGAGTATACGGTACTCGGTTGGCGATCAGGTAGTCCTGAAGCTGTCTGTGGTACTCAATCTGGTTGACCGCTGAGTCAGGGCCACCGAATTCACCGAGGTATCCACGAACACCCTTAGCCTTACACCACTCGACAAATGGCTTCACACCGTTCAGGCTGTTTGCCACGTTGATTGTCTCATAGCGGTTGGCCCACTTACCACCCCCACCGTTGTTGTTGTCGTTATACTGGTGAGCTTCGAAGAGCAGCTTATCAGCTGAGTCTTTCAGCAAGTGCAGGTTCTTCGATCCATTGACTGGCCAGTTTTTGGCGCTTGCCCATTCCACACCGCAAATAGTGATGTAGTTTTTGGTATCAACAGAACGAATCGCGTTGATGATTTTCTGAGCCATTGTGTTCACCCAGTTAGCTTGAACGTCGAAGAACGACGAGTCAGATTGTGGGCAAGGCTCGTTCATGCTTCCGTAAGCAAGAAGCCCTGGAAGATCTTTGATGCGAGTTGCAATCTTCTTCCACATGTCCGCAACACCGTCGTTGGTGATTGGGCATGATGAGTGTCCGATTGGAGTCCAGATTGTTGGGACCGTTGGATACGACTGCCCTGACCAAGAGGTCATAACCTTCACGCCAGTCCATGCGTTGTAGGTTGCAGTATCAACTTTCTTCCACCAGCGGCAGTAGTTGTGCAAGTCTAGGACCACACGACCACCCTTACTATGGATGAAGTTAATCTCATTGATGATTTCGTTCATGTACCCATCATCTAGAGCACCAAAGTTGTTGTTCCCAATCATACGCTCACCGGCAATGCCGATACGGGCGATCCAAGGCTCTCCTCTGCTGATAGCAGGCTCAACAAGTGCTTTCCATCTGTTCCAGTCCGCAGAAGGCAGGCGGTAAGCCGAGCCAGCGTTGGTAGGATAACCAGCAGCGTCGAAACGTGGGTTGTCAGATGTTGACGCGATGTTGAAACCTACGAGAGGCAATGCATCAGTTGGAGTTGGTTCAGGGTCTGTTGTTCCACCGCCAGCGGAAGGTCCGTAAGCGATTGGAGCAGGCACGTATGGGTCTGGAAGCAGAGCAGGGTCGACGTGCTTACGCAAGATGACCATCGGTTCTTTGAAGTTACCACCCTTCTCAATAGCTGTAACGCTGTTGAGTGACCACCATTCTCCCGCTGCCCAGTAGGTAACAGGGATCTGGTTCTGGCCCAGGTAGTCCAACATGTTGTCCAGAGCAACCAGTGCAGATGGGTTATCCCACGGTACGCCAGTCTCACCAATGAAGCCTTTCAGGCCGTGATGTTGCAACCAGTTCACCCACGCTCTTGCCATGTTCACGCCGTGTTGAGCGTCTACATATTGGAAACGTGTGATTGTGGTTTGATCTGTTTGGTCTCCCCAACGTCCGCTTGCATCGCTGTCGAGGTACAAGTGACCCTCGTATACAACGTCTACCGTTGATGGCAGATCAAGTGGGAAGTTCGGGTTAGCAGACCACCAACGAGTTACACTAGAGAACGACGCACCTGGGATTACGATTGTCAGGTCTGGCATAGCTGCGTGGATATCCAATATAACTTGGCGTGCAACTACGTTCCAGTAGTCTGAATCGTCGTTCTTCGGTTCGTTGGTCAGGGTAAGCGCGATAACTGCTGGGTGATTGCCAAGCTCTTGTGCCAGAGGTACAAGGAAGGCGCTCAACTCAGAGGCAGTGTACTCGTTCCAGTTGTTGTATGGGTTTTGGTTGTAGTCGTGCGGATCAAGGATCACGCTGCAACCAGCTGTTGCCGCTCCGTCGAGGCTTTCACGAAGTAGTGCAAGGTCTTCAGTCCATGACCCGTCAGGGTTCATCAGACGAATGTGCTTGAACGGTACTCGGATCAGCTTGATACCTTCAGCAGCATAACGAGCGTACTCGCGTGCTTTAGGGTATCTGTAAACTGGGTTCTCGAAGTACTTGCCTTCTTCACCAACAGACACGTCACCGAATTCAGCTCCAGCGATGTTGACACCAACAAGCGGCCAGTCTGTTGCAACTGGAATACCCGGTGGCCAATCATCTTCGCCAGGAAGCTCTTCTTCAGGGATGACTTTACGGATTCTCACATTATCGATTGTGATTGTTCCAGCAGTTAGCAACTGGAAGTCAGCGAAGCGATATGTGGATGAATACGAATGAATGCTGGTAGCTTCGAACGAATAACTACCATTGGCAGCTACGACTTCAAGCTTAGACGGTGAATCGTTCCAGTCTACCGACAACTTGACGCCG